TTAAAACTTCCTCAGGAAGCTCTGCAACTGCCTTGTTTTCCTTTAAAACTTCCTCAGAGAGCTCCGCAACTGCCTTGTTTTCCTTTAAAACTTCCTCAGGAAGCTCTGCAACTGCCTTGTTTTCCTTTAAAACTTCCTCGGAGAGCTCCGCAATGCGATATTTGCATATACGGATAATCTTTTCATAATCGAGCGTCCGCGCCTCGCCTTCTCCGGTACGCAGCACGCGTTTCACTATATCCGCGTCCCAGGGGTTGAGGTTATATTCTTTCCAAATGTCCCATGGCCGGATAGAATGCTTTGCATAATCGGATTTTCCCGCGCTGTAACTCTGTACGTTTTCACTCGTTGACATAACACAATATTATTTTATCTGTTTTGAACTCATTTTTGTAAAACTCCCGTGCCTTCTCCACGGTTGGAAACACCCCGTCTCCGGCGGTCGGATAATGAGAGGTACGTTCCCCTGCGTTTACTGCGATAACTTTTAAGACAGTAATCATTTTAATTGTTTTCTAAGTTAATACACTCTGTCAGTTCTTGCATGCTCGTTTCTGTAAGTTGGCGCGTGTATGTCTGTCCCAGCATACCAACAAACGGTTTACCATCTACGTATATAATACGCGATACGTGCTCAACGTTAATAAACTCTACCTGCAGCCCGCCCTTAACTATGAACGTAAGTTCAATAAAATTTCCGCTTTTCATAATTTTTCTTTTTGAAATTGCATATACCGTAATAGCAAAAACACTTCTTTAACTGTCCAACGCTTCAACCATTTTTTTAAGCTCTCCGCGGCTTACGGCTATACTGAAAATCTCCGTTAACTTCTCCGTGATTATCCAGGAGCCGGTAAGCTTTTGAAAATACGCCTCGTTGTTGCTCGGGTTGTTTAGGCTGACCGTCTCGCCCTTACCGGGCTTGTATTCTGCAAGGCTTGCAAGCGTTGCCGCAGCTTCCTCGGGTGTGCCCAGACGGACTTTCATTATATACCTTTCGGACTCACGCGTTATCGCCTCAATGGTTATTTCCCCATTGGTATCAACCAATTTGCAAACGCCCATGCGGAAGGACCTTAACACATCGGGCTTACCCTGACTTGTAATCTGTGAAAACATTGATACACTTGTAAGAATTAACACTGCTAATACTACTAACTTCTTCATAATCTTTTGTTTTTAAATTGTTATTATTTCCTTTCGACATTACAAACATACGGCAAATACTGACAGGTTGTATATTTCATTAATGCCATTTAAGAAATAGATTTCATTTAATTATTCTGTTAACAGTTGGTTAACATTTGGGGGCTTTTACACCCCCTCTGTTATCACCCGTTAACGATACGCTCAAACCCTCGTACGCGTCCGATACCTGCGACGGTTTTTCCATTCGCTGCGCGTTGCCACCCTTGTACTTTAGACATAATAGCTGCTATCTCGCGGCTCTCCTTAGTTGTTACGCGCCCTACTTCCATCTCGAACACATCCGTAGCTATTTGCATAGTAGATACGAAGTCCATCTTTTCCAGTGTAAAATCTTCCGGGTCTATCTTTGATGCGTCGTACCCCCTAAAGTACATGCGCCTTTCGTTCACAAACATTCGTCTCCAATCTGCCGGTACGAGCATACCCAAATACGCTTCTACTGATGCGGTACGGGGGTCTGCCTCGAAATGTTCTTCCCGTCCTTTCTCGGCGATTTCCTCGGCTTCACGGGATAACAGCGTACTTACTTTGCGGAAATACATTTGTACGGCTTCCGCCCAAAGCTGGTCTACGTAATCGTCAAAGCCCTTCTCAAAGATTAGGTGCGTATTGGCGTTCGCCTTAACCTTAACCGGCAAAAACCGTCTGCCGCCCGTATCGTCCTTTATGAATTCGTCCCGGTTGGTCGTACCTATAAAGATACACTGCCGGGGAAAGTTCTTGGTAACACGTCCGTATGCAGGTCTAAAGCTGTCCTCCGTTTTGGAGATGAAATTTTTCACGCCTTCAACCTCCGAACGTCTCATTGCCGACAACTCCGCAACCTCCAATATCCAATTACCTTGCAATTGTTCAAACGCGCCCTTACCGTCCATACTTGAAAGACTATCGGAGAACCACTGTTTGCCGAGCTTTCGGATGAATGTACTCTTCCCTGCACCCTGCTCGGACTGCAACACTAACATACTGTCGAACTTGCAGCCCTTTTGAAAGATACGCTTAACCGCGCCTACCATCATGATACGGAATGCTTCACGGGTGTATATGTTATCTTCCGCCCCCATGATATGGATAAGCGCCTTATCAACTCTTTCGATACCGTCCCACTTTAATTTGGTCAGGTATTCCTGCACGGGGTGGAACGAGTTCATTTCCGCAGATAGCGCTATAGCATCGTCAATCTTTGCACTGTTCGATATGCCATAAACGTCTTCAATGTGTTTACGTACGCCCGAGTAGTCCACGTCCTGGAAGTCCAAAGAGCTATCCCTTGCGCGCCATAGAGGTATGCGTGTAACGACCCGGCGTTCTTTAAACAGGTCTCGCGCGATAAGCCCCTTCAGATTCGGGTCATACTTCATTATCAGCCCTAAATTCTTTGCCGACGGTAAATAAGCGCCGCGCCTGTCGGTTTCCAGTTTCGCCATAGCGTCTTCGTACGTTGTTGCTACATCGGCGTCCGTTGCTTCCTCTAATTCTATAACATCGTCGAAACCGTCCATGGTTTCACCGGCCTTAACTGCCAGCATACGGGCGCGCGCCGCTGCCACCTTTGCATCCTTGTTCACAAGTTCGTTCATAGCCTCGGTAGAGTTCTTTCTATCCGCGCCCTTATCCAACTTACCGAATTTGTGTACACGCACAAGGTCGTAGGCATTAAACACGTGGTTGCCCTGTATCGGGTCATTGTTATGGAATGAATAAGCGAACATATCATTAAAGGTAATCATACCGCCCGAAGTAGAACCGCCCGTATAGGTCCATCTATCCTCCTGCTCGGTAGGTTCATACACGTCCGACAGGTATTCCGCTATAACTTCGCTAATCGTGTAGGCTCTACAGAAGTCACCTACATTGCCCTCTTTTAACGTGGGGTCTTGCTGCTCTTTGGCCAGCGTCCGGGCCTCTCCCTTCTCGTCCTTGTGGTATGCCCATTCGGTCGTATCACTCCAATCGTCGTACATGCCCAAATACTTTTGAACGTCCAAAGGGTTTTCATTGAATGCCGAGTAATCCGTAAACTCATAGTCTACGTCTTTGGAAACCGACGGAAAGAACATGCAGCGTTCGGGTTGAAACGTCGTTCTGTCGTACAAGTCGATACCCGTCAACTCCGCGACCTTTCGGGCTATGGCTTCGTATTGCTCCCCGTCCACCGGTTCAGACAACGGAATGATAACACGGTAACGGAACGTATTCGCCTTCGGGTTATGCTTGTGCGTTCCGTGAATGATACACGCACAATCAATAACAGAGTAGAACATTTCGGAAAAGTTCTTCCCCCCGTAGTCAATGTCAAGCGCCAGAATGGAACGTTCCCCGACATTGTTTTTGCTTCTGCGGCTACCGAACAACTCGCCGCCCATGAATGCGCCTACATCTTTAATTGTACCCTGCTCGGCTTTGCTCGCGCTTATGAATTCGCGGTACGTCTCGTCCGTAACGGTCGCCTTCGCCAGCTTCCCGGTTAACTCGTCCCACGAGTAGGAACGGTTTTTCCATGAAGTAGACTTCGCGCTGCTCGCTGTAGCAATTTTAAAAGTCATCTTTCTCAGTTCCATAATTTAATCTTTCTTGTAATACCCAGTAATATATCCTGCCGCTCTTAAGGGAATGCCTTTTGCCCAATTCGGGGCATTGCACATGGCATCACTCATTATTTGCAGCGTCTTTTCTTCGTTTCCGTCCTTCGGTATCTCGGCGGCAATCTCATCATGCACATGCAGAACGATATTAAAGCCCAAATCAAATACCTTAAAAATAGCATTCGCCAGCAAATCGCGGGCTATCGCCTGCACTACGTTTTCGGTTAGCTTACCGCCGTAGGTGTTTAGCTTAGCCCATTTCCCGGACGTTTGGTCTTGTCCCATATACGAGATGTCCTCAACCTCAAACGAACCGGTAACGCCTTCAATAGTGCGTTTTCCCATTCTTGCCGATGGGTAGAACAACCTCCTGCCGCTCGGTAACTCAATAGTCATTGCGCCGCTTTCGTATCGGAATATAATACTTGAAACATCGTCTATTCTGTAGACCTGCTCGCGCCTCGTTCCGATACACCGTTTTGCGCTGTCCTCTAACGAACGCCACAAGGATACTATTTTTTTATTAGCTTCTCTCCATTTTGACAATATTTGAGGTTTTTCCTCGTCTGTTAACGCTTTTTTAGTATCCATTGCGGTAAGTGCGTTAACGCCGCCGCCATACCCTAAAGCAAGCTCTGCGACCTTTCCTCGCTGTCTTAAATCATCCCCTTTGTGTACTGGGACGCCGAACATTTTAGAGGCAGAAGCACAGTATATATCGGTTTTCGGGTCACTAAACAAGTCTAAACGCCACTGCTCATTGGCGACCCATGCAATTACACGGGCTTCAATGGCCGAGAAGTCAGCTACAGCGAACGTGTACCCCTCGGGGGCGATAAACGCGGTACGTATAAGCTGCGAAAGTATATGCGTAGGCTTGTCATATATAACTTCCATCATATCCAAATCGTGCAGCTTTGCGAGGTCCCGTGCCCCGTCCAGGTCCTCGATATGGTTTTGCGGCAGGTTCTGCAATTGAACCAGGCGCCCGGCCCATCGCCCGGTACGGTTCGCACCGTAGTAACGGAAAAGCCCCCTGATACGGTTGCCCCGTCCGGCGCTTGCAAGTATTGCGGTGTACTTGGCATTCGACGTTTTGCCTATTTCCCTACGCAGGTCGATAACGTCCAACACTGCTTGCTTATCCTCGTCGGTAACGTTTTTAAGGCTCGCCACGGTCTTTATCACCTCTTCGATGCTACTCTTATTGAGGGAACCGATAACCACGCCGGTACGCTCTTTAATGAAGTTCTTAAGCTGTGGCACGGACTTTAAGGAACTTAGCCCAAAAACCTTTTTGGCCCTTTCGGTCAGGCGCGCTTTATATTCTTCGTCCATATCCTGTGCGGCGTGTGCCAAATCGAGGTCTGCCAGTATTCCGTAATCGTTTATCCGCTGGTCGGCTGCGTAGACGCGTTGTTCTTCTTCCGGGAATTCAAACCGGGATAATTTACCGAATATCTCCTTTTCCGACAGCACGTCATATCGGAGGTAATCCATGAACTCCTCCCAGTCCTCGGGGGCGTGTTCGGGCAAATTACGTGTGCGGCCTCCGTTTGCTTTGGTAGGTTTGCAAGGAATCGAAAAGTAACGGATAAGGTTTTTTCCCGTACCTTTCTTCTTATCGTCAAGGTCCAGAATGTCAGATACCGCTTCCAGTGATGCGGGCATACCGCAATATAAAGACATGTTAGCCGTACAGAAAAAGCGCATAGGGCTGATGTCAAACCCGTATTCCCGCAAACAGATGCGTTCAAACGTAGCGTTGTGCGCTACTATTACAACGTCTTCGTTGTTCTGTACATACGTGAACAACTCGTTAAACTCGTCGTGTCCTCCGGGCTTGGTCAGGTCAATAATTGTAACGTCCGAATCGGTGTCCCACATGTAACCGCAGAGGAGAATTTCAAAGTTCTCGTCTTCGCAATATTTATAGTTACCGGCGCTTTTGATGTCCGTTTCGGAATACGTTTCGAAGTCAATAAACAGATGCCTCATAACTCCTTGTTTTAATTGTTAATACTATTATAGCGGCAAAGGTATGACAATGTTTTTAGCAGACAAGAAGAAAGGCTACTAATCGCATTTATTTAACAATCAGTAGCCTTTTAGCTTAATCGGCAAAAATAGGTGAGTAGAAAATAAATCCCCGCTTCTCGTTCAGAATAACGTATGTTTGCTGCGGTTCTTCGTATGCCAGTCCGCGTCCCATTGCGAACGCGTCGAAACCTTTTAAAGAGCCGTTAACACAAACCTCTTTAGTATATATCATTTGGTGATAATGTCCCAAAAAGGCTTTATCAATCTTTATTGTCTGGTTCATTTTGGCATACCATCTCATCATCGACGGGTAAATACCTCCGATACCCCCAGCCGTGCGGAACTGATGCCCGTGTGCAAATAACACTTTCTTTCCATACACGTCGATATAGGCGAATTCGCTTTCGGGGATGATGAAACTGAATTTTGTAAGCCCCATAAGTGTTAGGGTGTGTTCGATGTCCTTGTACATAAAGTACTCAAAATTCATCTCGAAACCGTTGCTAAACTGCATCTTTTTTGTAGTTCTTGAGTGGTTTCCGCAAATACCGATGACGGTTATTTTTTCAAGTTCCGGCAGTTGGTCGTGGAGATACTTAAGCCCGGAAATAATCAGGTTCTTAACGAAGCTTATTCCACGCATCGGGGACATGCTGTTTGTTTGCTCGAGTTCGGGGTGGATATAACCGCCTATCAAATCGCCGATTAAACCGATAACCAGGTTATCTACCGGCTTTTTCTTTATCATGTAGGCGGCATTCGCAAAGAAATTAGTGATACGCTTTTCTGCGATATCCTTGTTATACTCGTTTTTGCCCAATACTGTGGAAGCTTTTACCACTTCGTCCGCGTGCCAGTCCGACGCAATAAGGAAACCGGTGTTACCCTCGTCGAGTGATGTCTTTTTCTTCGGTGTGATGCGTACCAGTTCGACGGGCGGCGGGTCCTTCTTCAAACCGATAATACCCTTTAATTCTTCTTCGTTGTAATATCTTTTAAGCTCTTCTATCAAAGGGTCCGCCTCGGCTATTGGCTGATGTATCTCTGTCAATGCTTTGCCCTCGCGAGCTGCCCAGTAGGCTTTGTTGACCTTATTATACTTTTTCAACGGTTTTCCCGTTACCTTTGAAATCCTAACACCTTCTGCGTTTACATACGAATCGTATTTTCCCATTTTTGCCTTTTATTTTCGCTCTTCATTTTTGCCTTTTATTTTCGCTCTTCATTTTTGCCTTTTATTTTTGGGCGGCTGTTACACCGCCCAGTTATTAATCCGTTTAATTGAATTGTCAGTTAAATAAATCGTCGTTCTCGTCCTCGAAATCGAAATCGTCAATGCTTGTACCACCGTCAAGTCTTTCATCGTCTCGGGTCTTCTGCACACCGTTCAAACCTACACCGATACCGTATTTCCCGGTAAACTCATATGGATAAATTGATACGGCAACATTACCCCAGGAACCGCTATAAACCTCGTTCGGGTCTGTGATGTACTGTTTTCTACCATCAATCACGATAGGCGCGCCTTGCTTCTCTCTGCGCTTTGCGTTGATAAAGTAGCAGCCCTGATACTCTGCACCGTCTTTTTCTGCATCCCCGTCTCTTAATGGGTTACCCCATACCTTCGGGTCCTTGCCGTTCAACTTCGGATAACGGACTTTCATCCCCTCAAATTCCTGTTTGATAGCCGCCTTAATCTTTGGTACTTCCGGGCTATCTTTCGGAATCAATAGACACACACTGTATATCGCTTCTCCCTGTCCGTTGATTTGTTGCGCTTCAAACAATCTGACATAACTCAATCTCACGTTCTTAATCATTGCTTTCATAATAAACTTGTTTTATTGTTTTTGCCCTCTAATCGGTTCGGGCATTCCGTTTTTAATTTGATGTTGCAAAGATAACAGATAAATCAATAGGTTGTTTATTCTGTTAATTTCTTTTATGAATTTGATTCCTCAAAGTCATCTATAGTTGGGCTTAGAGCCTCGCGCTTATCGCTTTCCGGGACTAATGTCGGCAGTCCTTGCGGCTTGACTATCAGACCTTCAAGAGTTGCGGCGAGCGGTTTCTTGCCTACCAGGCGTTCCAGGTCTCCGATACCTTTCAGTTTGATGTTAGTTATGTCCTCGGTCGGGAACCCGGCAGCATTTAGGCGTTCTATGGCTGTTTCCGTGTCGCTTATGACACGTACCGACCTACCCTCCACGAGCTTCCACCCTTTGACCTTTTCGCCCCGTGCAGCGGCTTGCATTGCGAAAGTCTTAACCGAGGCCAGCCAATCCGTGAACATATCGGACTTGCTTAGTATATCGCCTATCTCGTCAAGCGTTAACGCCCTGGTGTCCCCGCAGGTCTCGAACTCGTTAACTAAAGCATCTTTCTGTGCCCTGCATTGTGCTTTGAATTTGCAGAATTTGCAATGACTTCCCACTTTGGTTTCCCCTTGTCCTGCCCATGCCTTTTCAGCCGTAGGGCGCAGTACGTGTATCGCCCAGTGGGTCAAATCTCGTGCGGACATCTCGAATACCGGGTAATTGCCTAACCGTACTTGTGCGATGTGCATGCGTACCGTTTCAATCTTCGCGCGGTGCGACGGTTCTAAGGAGTCAAGCACCCCAATAGCGTACATCATTAATTGGCTGTTCCCATTAGCGTCTACCTGTACACCCTTACCGTATTTTAGGTCTATGATGTTTAGGACCGTATCGCCTACTATGTCGCAGTCACAGCTACCAAAACACTCGGGTACGTATCGGGTCAGGTCGAGCTTTCGTTCTATACTCATTTTAGCGCCTTCCTCCAGCTCGTAGATGTCGCACACGTAGCAAACGTAATCGGTTACGTAGTGTTCCATTTCCGAACTGTAATATTTGTTGTTACGTATTTCGTCGGGTACGGGCAATTCATCCAACAACGGCAGGTACTCCCCGGCTAAATACTTTTCCATGGCGTATTCTGCTAACTCATGCGCTACCGTTCCTTCTTCCGATGCCGCGCTACTCGTGCTCTCATACGGTTCCTCCAACCGTGCGGACGGTGTGCAGTTAAGCCATCGGTGCGAGCTGCTCGGGGAAAGCAGGGCGTGTGCCCTGCTTGTGTGGTCTACCTGTACTTTCATTCATTTAATCATTATAGGTTTCGATACGTTGTTTCAACAGCTCGTACTTCTCGGGCTTGATACGCATAAGGGATGCGCCGCCGAACTCCAGCATAATATCCGTTAATTGCGGACGGGTGATTTTCCCGGATTTCATCAAATCAATCATGAACGCCTGCATGTCCTTTGCCGTTAGAGGCTCGTTTGGGGCTTTTTCCGGGGCTTTCTCATCTTCAATGGGAGCTTGTACAGGTTCGGGCTCAATCGTCGCTTGTGGGGCTTCTTTTACGGTCTTCGGCTTTGCTGCCTTTTCGGGCTTTTTCATTTCCTTCTTCATTTCGGCAATAGCGTCCGCTATTGTTTCCTCCGCAATAGATATCGCTGTGGCTTCGGGATTTGCTTTCTTCTTGAATTCTTGAACGGGTGCGGCGGTCCGTGTAGGTTCGCTAAACGTTGGTACACTTGTACTGTTTACGGGGCTCTCCGTAGGCGCTGTCGCAGCCTTAAGCGGTGCACTACTAAACAGACGGCTCATAAGGTCATTTACAAAAGCTACTTCCTGTGCGTTTGTAATGTCAAAATCGATTGTTAACGGTGTAATCTTCATTTTCTTTTCTTTTTATATGGTGAATAACTGATTTATGCTTCTTTGATTTGTCTGGCTTCTAAAATGGCTTGCGCAACTTTTGCGACCGTCCCGTTATAGAACCCGTCCCACTCGTCACAGTAGACATACATCTCCTCAACGTTCACGGGGTATTGCGTTCCTTCCATTGTAGATACGCAGTAGGGGAGTATAAACCCTTCAAACGTCGGCATCTCCCGCACCGCGCCGATAACCCGGTATCTGTTCTTTCTCGCGCTTACCTGCAAATGCTTTTTCACTTCGCCGATAATAAACCTTTGCTCTTTCATAACTTTATCTTTTTAAATTGTTGAGGCAAATATAACGCTTTTGCAAATACGCTGGTTCACTTGTTAATCTTATTTAAGAAAATAGCTTCCATAAGGTCCTGCATGTACTCATACCTCATACCGTGGTATTGGTATGCTTCAAATCTCCCGTTATGGCATACCTCTGAAAAGGTATCGCTATACTCGTTGCCTGCCTCGTCTATAAACACCAATACGTGGCTTTTCATCTCGAACTGACCCTCGGTCAGCGTTTCCCTGAAAATTAAATCAATCGCTTTCATACTTCGCTTCGTTTTATACGTTAATACAATGATAACAAATTACGTTCTTACTTGTTCACGGTTATTTCCAGTTTAATGTCCTGGTGACCTCTTTTCTTTTAAGGGCATCGTGTTCTTAGTTTCAGTAAAGAACAACCTTGTTTCCTTTTGACATTTCAAAGATACGGCAAGTACCAATAGGCTGTATCTCTTTTTGTGCTAATAAGCCTTAATCAAAAGCGAAAAGATGTAAATGAACAAGCGTGTGCGAGCTAAAGTGCTATTTATCAGCGCCTTACCCTGCACAGCACAGAAACGCACCTAAATTTCTAAACTTTAAAATAGAAAATAGTGGTTTTTACAGCTCGTTCTATAGTGGTAAATGGTATTTTCTCCAAAATAATGTTTTACCCCCTTTTTACTGTGTTTACTGTGCATTTACATATAATGTATTATAATATAAGGAGTTAGACTGCACAGAGACCTGCACAGACCTACTTTTCTACTGTGCAGGCTGTGGTTAACGAATGTAAACGAAAAATGGAGAACTGTTAACAGCCCTCCATTTCTTAACTATTTTAGTCTTACCGCTATGTCTATATCTATCTTTGATTTGGGGTTTTTGTTTGATATGTCGTGCTCTATAGCCTTGACCCCCCATCTGAAAAACAAGAACTTTTTCTTCCGTACCGTGATAACTCCCGTTATCGTGTCCCTGCCTTGGTAACTGAGTTCTGTACTGTCTTGCTTAGCCCTTGCCTGTATCGTGTTCCATGCGTCCCGGTATTCCGCTATAAGTTCCCGGGCTACCGTATCGGTACGTACTACCTCCTTTATTACTGTCTTGGTAACGGTACGGGTTGCAGAAAGCGCGTCCTTCACCCGAACGTTAAGCGCGTCCACCTCTTTGTAGAGGTCTGCATTCGTCTTCTTTAGCTCCCTGTGCGACATCTCCAAGGCTTTACGCTTCACTGCCGCATCTCCGAGCTTTGTTTTGTACTCTATCTGCGCATCGTTCATCGCCTCAACGTTACGTTCTAAACGTCCTATCTCGGCCCTTTGCCTCCTTATGGTGTCTGCCATCCTGGTTACCGCACCAAACAGCACCGTAAGGACCGCAAAGCCTATAATTATCTTTTGCAATTTATTCATAGCAAATTGCATTGATACGGTTCAGCCACCCCTTGCGGTATTTCTCGTTTTTAGGTCTCGCCTTGCATATCTCGTCGATGAACTTTGCTCTATCGTCTTTAATCATTTTAAAGAGCGTAGCCGCGTCCATAGCGTTAACGGCTGCAATGGTCTGCTTACCTACGATACCGTCCGCTTTCACGCCTAAAAGACGTTGTGGGCGCTTTATACCGTGAGACCCGGAAGCCCAGACCCAATCAACCAAGATATTTGCTACCGACTGACTTTTAATCTCATCGGCTTTCCACCTGTCCCAGTACAAGGACTTGAAAACGTCGTGCCATTCGGCATCAGATATGTTTTTCAAGTCGGCAACGGTTGGGGCTTTTTGCCCCTTCCGCTTCTTGTATTCGGTGAATGCGCCTATAGTGATACCTTTGTTTGTTGCGCCCCCTAAGTCATCGGGGTCATTAACGAAACCGCCCTCCCACTGTAGGATGAACGGTACCAATTTACTGCTGTTCGCCATCTTCTTTCGCCTTTTCTTCTAAGGGTATTTCAGATTCGCCATCCTTAATCTTTTTCTTAAGTTGGAAATACTTGTTATTCGCTATGCTGTTCAGCACCTTAACGAACTCATTTCCCGGCTGCACAACTCTGAGGTTTCTTGTTATGTTCCTCGCATATATAATAAGGAATATGCCCGTGAGCACCTTAATTAAAAGCTTGTAATCTATACCAGGTTCCAACATATCGCATGCTAAGGCTACAAAGAATAGAATTGCACTCGTTAAAAACAGCTCCTTAACCGCCTGCATGGTCTTTTTGTGCCTGTAGGGCTTTCCTTTTGCCCTGTCTGCCAGATAACCTGCCAACCAATTCAACGCGGTAATGATAACTACTAAAAATATAAAGTCCCGTATATCCGTAACTACTGCAAGAACGGTCACAGCAAAAAACGTGCGGAAATAGGTCCCTAACTGTTCTATCACTTGATTAGCCCTATACGGGTGTTCGATACCGTGCATGCCTTTATAAACCCGTCCGCCTTCATTTGACAAATCAACGGTTCTATAAAAAGGTCTGCTTTGCCCCGTTCGGCTTCAAACCTTTTAACCTTGCCTGTATCGGGAATGACTACCGAGCCTCCGTAGGTCTGAATCTTCATACCCGTGCTCGTACTGTTTTGGTCCGCTATCTGCAAGTACCGTGCGAACGCGTAGTAGCAGATAACCTTTTCAAGTCCTGCGAAGTTAGGCCCGTCCGGGATATATTGCTCCGGAACAGCCTCATACATGCTGTCAATCTGCGGCAATATATCAAGCAGGTCTGCCTCGAAGAATGCTTTTTCTATCTTGTTGTCCTTAACGTCCGTTGCTATTTCAAACAGTTGCCGGAACAATGCTATCGGGTATGCCATCTTCTTCAAATTTATTGTTAATTTCTGTAACTGACGGGTCGACCCCGAACAATTGGTACAACTCGCGCGAAATACGCCGGCGTATCTTTTGCAAGCTATTGCGATAGACCTTTTGCAACTCCTTTATAACCTCGCCCGAAGCGTTAGAATATGTCATTAGAGAACTGTCAATAAGGGGTAACGGAATGTTATATGCCGCTATTGCGATGTCTTTACGGAGCGGTTCCACATACGCCTTGTAAAGCTCCCTATCTATCGGGCTGCCCAACTGGTCAACTCGGATAAACGGTTTGTCCGTTGCTACGTTCTCGTCCCTGACGGTAAGAACTGAACCTGCGTTCTCGCTTCCCATCATTTCGGCTAACGTATCTCTGAACTCCTGCTGTGCCTGCTCAGTCTCGAAATCACCGTGCGACACGATGCTGCACATGTGGAAGCCCCTGCCCAAGGTACGGCTAACATACTTACCGTTCTTATCTTCCGCGCGCATTTCGTTACATACCGGATGGAACGTACTAAGGGGGTACGGGCGCGTTGTACCAAGGTTCACATATAATAGCTGCCCTTTATGGTTCTCAATACCGCCGCACTCCTCTACTTCTGCTGCAAAGCTATCCGGGTCAAAGGTAGGATATACCGTTGAGTTCTGTGCGCTGCTCGTTGCCTTGACGCTCTGTCTATCCCAGTTATTGAAAACGCGCCATCTCTTTATGGCCGGGTCTTTCAAATAATTATCGTTCATCTCGGCACGGACATATTCAAACGGAACGTTGTACACGTTTCGGGGCTTGTAGCCTTCGGGTGTCAGCCCATACTGTACTATCCAAGCCCAGCCCCTAAAACGTGCGACATCGTTTGCCGTAGCCTCTAGAACATCGTCCATGTTACACCCGTTCCCGTTTGTTATCGCCGCGAAGTCCTTGTTTTTGAAGCCCTCACAAATAATATTCTCGGTCATTTTCTCAACTGCGGCCGTGGCTGTCTTGGAAGCGTATATCAGTTCTGCTATTTCCTGCGGATATAAGTTGCCGTCTCCATAGTTAATAATCTTATCGCCCGTATTAGCGGACAATCTAAGCGCCTTTTCGACAACAAGCGCGAAACGTCTGTAACCTATCATATTTAATTCTCCTCTTTATTGATTTCTACGAAGCAATCGGCATAAGCCGGGTTTTCAGTCATGAGGCGTTCCGCTATCTTGTCCGTCATGTTCGCACTCTTGTACACGATACCGTCAACGTAATGCACGATACGCGCGCCGGGCTTCATTGCCCACCTGTAAACTACCTTAGTTAAATACTTCGTTTCATACCACAAAGATAAATATTCCATATCCATGCGGCAATTCGGGTCAAGTTTTAGCCCGGTCATTGTGTAATATGCATCCCACTTCTCCTGCAATGTTGCAACCTTCGGCTCAGCAACAACGGGTGCAGTGCTTTCGCCCTGCCCCGTAGTATTAGTTAATTTTTCCGCCATTTTCTTTTTGATTTAATTTGGGTTGTGCTGCTGGTGTAGACAACTCATCGTAAGCTGATTTTGATATATTGAATACGTGTGTGCCCACCTGCCAGTCCTCAACGCCGTAAGTGTATGATACGAAATCGTCCCCCGTTGAATCGTAAGCCATTTCAGTACAAACCAGGGGGGCACCCAAACCGTAAACTTTGTACAGCCCGTTACCATGGTCTACGGCAAATATAAGTTCAGACCTGCTTATCGGGTTGACCGAGCCCCCCGTACCGAGTGATACCAATCTGTCAACGAGTGAAAAGTCCTTAAACGTAATTGCCACATCATACGCGCCGGGCACCAGGTCCTGCGACTTAATGCCTACGGTGATGGTGAGGGCGTTGTTAATTGCCGTTAAGTCGTATGCTACAGTGCCGGCTATCCGTGTTATCGCCGCGCCGCCCGTCGCGCTCGCCGTATAGCTCACTATGTCCGAAGCGTTCAGAACCTTTGCAGCTACGGGTCTCATACCGCCCGTAGCACCGCACGGCATAGCCAAAGACGCATCTATTTTTCCTAAACATGCCATGTTATTTTTTTCCTTTCTTTTTTTTAGTTAATTACTATCCTGCTGCTGCTGCGTCAAAGAGAGCGTCGTAATCGGCTGCCTCCATAAAACAAGCATCCTCCCCGATAACGTTTTCCGGGGTCTCCAAGGTTATCGTAGTCCACGAGCCATTGTCATGAGAGCTTTTGTCTATAGCTGTGGCTCTCATACCGTAGTACATACCATAAACGGCAGCCCGCTGCTCGTTTTGTACGTGCTTTGCTATGATAACGAAGCTTCCGTTAGTAAAAGCCCTGTTGATGTATGCCTGCACGTCTGTCTGGTCGGTATACGTAGATATAATCGTAGCCGAGTGAGTGCTCGCGTTCGGCGCGCCGTCGTTAACTTTCAACGCGGATGACACAACAAGGGAGCGTTTAACGGTGTCAATCTTATACGCTTTAGCGCCGGACGCCAAAGTTACACCCGATACGCATCCTGCCGCGTTCACCGTGTAGCTCACGATATCCGCTCTGTTAATGATGATAGCGCTAACTAAACCAGTCGCGCCACTGTCGCAATTATAAGCAATTGCGTGAACCAATTTTGAAATGCATGCCATAATTAAACTGCTTTAGAGATTATTGCGGACACTGCGTTATGAACAATGCCCGTTAAATAATTACCGCCCGAGCCTTCGGGGGCCGATAGAGTAACGGTAGCAAAGCCAGCGCCGCTATTGCTGTCGTAGTCGAATCCCGAGCACTCCAAGGGGGCCTGCGCACCTACTAAAATCTCCGGTCCCGAGTTTCGTATAACCAAAACATAGTAACTGCCCGAGAGGACAGCTTTCATTAAAAACGTGTTATCGGTCGGCATCTTAAAAATGACGGACGCCGCCAGCTTTGCCGCTGCATCCGTAGAAGAAACAGATGTATTTAACTGTATATTCTGCTTGTACCCTTCTATTTTGTAAGATGCAGCGCCGCTCGCAAATGTAGCGTCCTTTACGTTGCCTTCTGCATCGAGGGTGAATTTAACTTCGTCCGCGTGCATCAGATATATGTCCTTCACGCCGACCTGCCAAATAGTACAGTCTACAGCAATGCTCTTATTGAATTTATTTAAACAACTTTTTCCCATATCAGTTGAAATAAAAAGGGGCTGGGTCAATATCCCAACCCCTTTTGTTAGTAGATGACTTTATTTATTATCCTGCTTTCTCTGTCAACCACAGCTGCATTTTCTCGGGCGCTACCAACATAGCATCAGCCGCGAACAAAGTCTGTGAGTAGTAGTTTCTGCTTTTTGCGTCCTGAATGAACGGAGCAATAACGGTACCGGCGCTTTCGAGTGCAATCTGAATGTTGTCTTTCGGAGTGAACGCGATAAACGCGGTGTCCAAACCATCAACCGTTGCAGCATTAGAAACGTGTCTCAGCTCGTTAATCTTGTAACCCTCGAAGTAATACACCGGGCGGCCGTCAACGATATCGGACTGCGCTACGCTGTTATCACGTGTCTGCAACAAGTTCTTATACAAGCGCATAACGTTAGACGTAACGAAGAACTCCGAGTTGTCCAGTGTATCGGGGCGTTGTGCGTCAATAGCACCACGCAATGCATTGAGAACGCCGTTCGTATCGAGAACCAATGTATTTTCAGTCATTGTGCTGCCCTTGTGTTGCTTGATAATACCGCCGTTAGTGAAGATACCGTAACCGGTTGCTTCTGCCGATACATCACCGTCCAACCAAGCCAAACGAAGCAAGTCAGCTTCCAATACCTTCAATACCTCGGACTGGATAAAGCCGGCCAATTCGGTTTCGGAGAAGTTGTCATCCAGGTTGATACCCCTCGCCACCATCTTACCCCACAAGCTTTGCAAGCAAATCTCGATGGGCAGCTCAATAGGTGCGTGCTGGTAATACTTAACCTTGTCGGTTACACTATTATAGAAGTATTCACCTTTGCATCCTGTTGATTTACGCAATGCCTTGTCGGCTGCCGTGAGGGAAACAACGGGTGTACCGTTAGGGATACCGTTCATTACTGTAATACCTTGTGAGATTTCACCGGCAAGGCCGACGGTCAAAGAGATAACCTCGTTAAGTGAGTTGAGGTTTAATTTGTTAAGGTCTGTAAATGTAAGAGCCATAATTTTTTTTTGTTTTTAGTTATTTGTTGTAAAATCTTTTAGCTGCTTCTGCTACAGCCTCTTTAGACAATCTTGTTTCTTTATTCTCCGGCATGTTAACCGCTGGCGCACCGGGTTTCGCTGTCACTCTGCTAAACTGGGCCATCATAGTTTCCACCGATGCGGTAAGTGCAGTAACCGAGGCTTCCAAAGCTGCCATACGATTTGCAAACTCTTCGGGTACAGTGGCAGTAACCGGGGTTTCGGTTTCTACTTCGCTGTCTTTTACTTCCGCTTCTGCCTTAGCTTCTACGTTTTCAATAACTCCGTTTGCAATGGTAATAACCAGCACACCGTCCTCTACTTGAATTTCTACTTTCCCATCCGGGTGTACATTACCCTCGCTATCGAACACCTTATCGCCGATAGCCATAAATTCGCCTGCCGCTTCAATTGTGATGCTCGAACCGTCTACGGTTTCTACCGTCTCCGTTGCAAAACTCGACTTCTTGAATAGAGAAGCGAAAGAACTAAAAAATTTGTTCATCTTCTTTTCGTTTTGATTATTAAATAAGCTTGTGGTGGCTGCTGGTAAACCGACCAAATCACATGAGTATAACTCAAAAAATTCGGTAACGTCCAGCACATCACCGTTTAATGTCTGATTGTTTATGCCCACCACCGAAACGCCCAGCATATCGGGTTCGTTTTTAATCATCTCGGAGATGAATTTTGCCTCAGATGGGTAGGCGGCTTGTAAGGCTTCGGATAATTCCAAATCGGCATATGCTACACCGTCCTCGTAGACGAAATTAACGAACTTTCCTAAATACCCGTCGAGCATATCCGTTCCGTTATGGGTGCGTCTGCAATGGATAGGCTTTAGGTTGCCGAGCGTTACAACGCTTTGAACTGCATTCTCCGTAATGACTAACGGGTATTCCCTGCCTTCGTATGTCCCGAAATTGGTAGTAGCCCCGGCTTGAATGATTCTAAGTTTTCTAAATTTCATATAATTTGTCTTTGTTGTAACACGTGCAAAGATAGGCGGTATTTAATAAACTGCCATCTCTGCACGAGTTAACGGCTTAATACGTTGCCAGCCCCTGGACTACCGAAACGTCGTTCAGTCCGCTGTTGATATCCTGCACCGATACAACGGGGTTGGGCATGCTCATAACTGCGTCGATAACTACCCCGGCGAGCTGGTTAATACTTTCGCTTGATAACTTCATGCTCTCCGCTTGCTTCACTACGCGGTTTGCCTCGTGAAGCCCGGAAACCATACCGCCATCGGCGAACTTGTAAAGCCCCGACGTACCGAACGAGTTGCCGCCGTGTGCCTCGTTGAGCGCGGATAGGGCATTAATCTCGGCGCTCGCTGTCTTCTTCATAATATAGACGTTTTCGCCGCCTTCCGCCTCGAACACCTGCCCGTTATCACCGCGGAACGTTACACCGCCTTGTGCATGGGAACGCCCGTATATCATACCGCCCTTTGCATACTTCTTGACTGATGTGTTAATTTTCGTATCAGGGTCTTTCTGTTTTGCAATCGTAGCGACTTGCTTCATACCGAATGCGATAACAACTGCGGCTTGTGCAATACCGAGTATACCACCCGTGGCAAGCGCTTTTGTTGCGCCTAAATAAGTATTTATTGTCGCTTGAACAACGCCAAATGCCTTACCAACAGCACTTTGTTCCCCTAAGAGTGTTGACATTTGTCCTGCGAGCCCTGCGGCCATTGTCAGCTCTGCGTTAATGCGTGCCCTGGTGTTCTCCTCCTTCGCCTTCTCGTATTTGGACTGTATCAGCGCGGTGTCCGCGCCTATCTTCTCGGCTGCTGCAATCTCCTGCGCATATTGCGCGTCAAGCTGTGCTTGTCGTAGGTCGTACTCGTTTGTTATTTCCGCCATCTTAAGTTCGTGCAGGTTCGCCTTGTCCATCGCTTCGCGTTCCCTCATAAGAGCGTCCTGTTCCTCTTTGCGCTGCATCTCCAATTGCTGTATGCCAAGGTTAAACTCGGCTTCTTTGTTGGCGTATTCTTGCTGTGTAATGAGACCCTGCTCCAATCTGTACTTTTCAAGCTTTAGACTTTCCTCAACGTATGCCTTTTTGTTTTCTAACTTCGTTTCGATGGTGTCGTTTTCCAGTTCCTTAGCTTGCATTGAAAGGTTAAGAGCCGTTAACGCTGTTTCCATCTGCTTTATTGTCTCGGCCTGCAATGCACGTTTTTGGTTCTCCGCGTCCTGCGCTGCCTTTACTGCGGCTTGTGCCTTTGCTGCCTCGGCTGCCTTGTAAGCTGCCTCATTAGCTGCTATCTGTGCTTTTACAATACCGCTCGCCTGGTTCTCCAGTTCTTTACGTTGGCTGATATAATCAGCCTGGCGCGCCTGCAGGTCTGCCAGTGCCTGCATCTCGGCGCGTCTGTCCTCCTTGCTGGTGTAGCCCAACTCATTTTGCGCCTTGATTTGATTGTACTTCTGCTGTAGTACGCCTATCTCGGCTTTCTCCATCTGCCTGGAAATCGCGATAGCCTTTTGGGCTGCTGCGTTTCGTTCCTTCGCGGTCTTTAGCTGGTCTCCTACAACGGTTCGTTGCGCCTCCAGTTCTCTACGCATCGCCGACAGCGTTACGAGGTTGTTTGTCTCTGCCTCATATATTGCAAGTTCTTGCTTGGTGAGTGTTTTGGCTGCGTTCGCTGCCTTTGTGGTCTCCCCGGTAATAAGACCGATAGACGAAAGCAAGTTTACAACCTTCTCCGTTATCCACTCGAAAGCCTTTGCCACACCCCCGAGAAGCTCGGTTATGCCGTCGAGTATCCGAGAGAAGATAACCTCAAACGGAGCGAATGCCGCCTTTAGGTTTGCAGCCATTTCGCTATTGCGTTTCATCAGCTTTTCAACCGTTGACACGAGAACCAGTATAACCGACACAACCGCCAATATCGGGTTGGCTTTCAACGTAGCGTTAAACACCTTTAGCATGTTCACGCCGCCCGATAGAGACGTAGCCATAGCCGCCGTAGCCCCGGAAAGCCCTTGCGTGCTGCTCATCGCTTCCTGGATGCTTTCCGCATAGTTACCTACGTTCCTACGGTTATCGCCTACCGCTTTTTCCATGTCCTTAAGCCTGTCGCTTATCTCCTTCGTCTCGGTCACAAGCTTCTGCCCCTCCTCGGAGTTGTTGCGGGCTGCTGCGCTCATCGCGTTTAGCTCCTTGGTGTTCTTTGCAAGCTGGGCACGGAGTGCGTCTACGCTATCCTCCTGACTGTTTAGTAGGGTGGTGTTCGTCTTTATATCGCGGTTGTTATCGGAGATTGAGGCGTTAACGTCCAGCAACTGCTTTTTCAAATCTATTTGAGCCTTTGTCGCATCGCCTACCGCTTTCTTGTAATCGTCTTGGCTGAGTGTACCAGCCTTGTACGCCTTGCCTGCCTCGTCCAACTGCTTCTTCTCTTCCTTAAGTGCTGCCATTAGCTGGCTCTTGGTGTCCGCCAGTTCGACAGATTTTGCTATAAGAGCGTCCAGCCCGTCAAGGGCCGAGGACGTATCGAACGAAAGGTCGAGTAGAGTAACTTTTTCTGTTGCCATAATCCAAATTATTAATTTTTAACTGCTATTAACGTAACGTTCGCATCCCCCGTTGACGGGTCCCAATTACTGAGAGTTCTAAGGTAGAACCAGTAGTCAAGCTCACCTACGAAATAAAGCGCGTCGGACTTCATTTTCTGTATATCGAAATACGATATGTTCATTTTAGCCGTCACCTGCCACCCGGGGGAAAAACGGTCATAATGCCCTGCTATCGTAGCGCGATAACCGCTCGCACGGTTGAAATAGTTATCCGGTACGTACGAGCCTGCTAATCTAATCATAGAGGCGTACGGTCTTTGCGCGCCTGGGTTTACGGGGAACGCACTTTCACCTACTGTTTCCTGCGTAGATATAGCACCGCCGTAACCGGCTACCGTCTGTTTAAGCTCACCCACCTGCACTGTGTATGTTCTTGCCGCACCTGACGCCTCCGATACTTTAATACTTGATGTATCTACTTTCCCCGTCCAGTCAACCCGGTACGTAGAACTCGTAGACGGGTTGACAAAAGGTTTCAGTGTCAACGCAAACGGGCTTGATTTGAATTCGTACGTCCAGCAAAACGCTTTGCAGAATGCCTGCACTATTTCGAAAGGCGTATCTATGCCCATTGTTTCCACCAAGTCCCGTGCATATTGGGGGGCTGTAACCGAATTAATCTTGAACGATATGAAATATGCTTCCGCATTCGGTACGGTGGTAATCGGTGTACCCGAATACACCATAGATGATGCGGAGATAGTAAAACCGAAGTTCAAATCGTGTGTCGGTCTTGGTGTAACCAAACACGACATAGAACCCGGACCAACCGGGGAGTACGGGTAATTGCCGTCGGGTCTTACCGCGCCGCGTGCAAACGGCAAAGCGAATGTACCGCCGTTGCTTCTGAGGTAAACGGTGGCCGGCGCTATCGGGGGCAGGACAACAAACGAATCGGCCGTAAATCTTAAATCAAATTCAGAACCCGTCATGTAGGTAAAACACGTGGCTACCTCGTTGTTTTCCGCTATCATGTAATTAGCCGCATATACCGAGCCGTCCAGCCCGTCGTGCGCGCCTTTAAAAACCAATTGGCTTTCCGCGTCCTTGTAATCCCCTGCCGTTTTAGTTACCCGGTCTGCGATGTATGACATAAGCAAGGGCGTTGACCCGTTCGCCGCGTATATCGTAGGTATGGTAACGTTGTTGGGGTACGCGTAATTAAGGCTGTCTATGTATGTCGAAAACTGATATGCCGGCGTTTCCAATTTGGGTATGGCAACCACCGGGGCGCGCAATGTCGAAAGCTTCGATATGTTTTCTACCAGTTCAAGGCTGTAACCGTCCTCATCTGCCGTTACACGTACACGGAACAAACCGCTACCGAACGGAATACTGAGGCCCCCAAAATACAATTCGGCCCGGTACGGAGCCGTTCTTATGAACTTCCCCGGGAAACGCTCGGAACGGAATATCCGGTCATTTACTTCTGAACGGGGAACGCTGATTGTCCCGGAATAACTGACCGTTTGCTCCGTAAACTTAAGGGGGTCTGGGTTGTTGATGGTCAGTTTTACCGAGTTAGCGGAAACACCGTCTATCACTTCGCCATTAATTCGTATCGTTAAGTCCATACCGTTAAGGTTCTATAATTTCAAATTTGCATTTAAACGCGGCTACCCGTCCCGTCGCACCGCCTTGCATGTTCAACGCATTCGGGTTCTGTATCGTAACGCGTGCCCACTGGTTAGTAGCCAAAGGGAATACCCCGGCAACCTCGCCCGAACGTGAAAGCCAATACAGCGCATTTTGGTTATCGTCCGTTACTACTACGTTTATCGTAACGTCGTAGGACAGCACACGGTTGCCGCCCGAGAAGTTAACCAGGTAAGTAGGCACGATGCGGTATTGGTCAAAATACATCGTATCATACGACCCTTTGCTATTAAGCCAACGAAGCGTTACCCGTTTTTTAGGGTCGGAGCAATACGGGTATTTACGTTCAAAACGTGCGTAGCCCCATACGCTGGCATCGTTCGCGGTTCTAAACTCACGCATCGGCAGGTTTGCAGCGGCAGAGCCATGTGTATTTGCCCAAACGTCCGACGGGGCAGTACCGTTAACGCGCACCCGTAATCTGCCGTCCGAATTCGCTGCAAACTGCCCGTATCGCAAGGCAAAGTTAAACGGCGCACCCGTCAACGGGCTGTTAAGGAACGAAGAACAGCTGAAATCCAACTGGTTAAACAGCCCGTTCCCATAGTCGGACAGGTTGTGCGTGCCCGATGAATTTGCGAATCCCCCGTTGGCTATCGGTGCATGAATCAGAGGTAAAGTTATTGATTTCGACTTGCCCTCGGTGTATAATATCTGAACGTTATCCACGAAGTCAACAAACCCCAGCCCTGCGTTAATGCTCTCCGCTATGCCCGGTGTGGCTGCTGCCATCATCGACATATCCAAAACCGCGCCCTCGTATGGCGTAACGGCAGCCGTTGCCCTGGTAGCACCGTTACGCCAAAAGATAAGCTGCATATCTGTAACTGAACCTGCCTGCTCCAGTCGTATAGGGCGGTAGATACCTGCCCCGATGCCTGGAATGTACATGGCCCCGCCATCTGTAGCCGTTGTATTGTTTAATAGGTTTCTTATAATCATTGTTTTTTAGTTAAAATGGTTAATATCTCTGCCCTTAATATCCGGGACACCTCTACTGTGATACGTTGCACCATCTCGGGGGTTAGTATCTTACTTGCTACGCCTCCTTCGTTGTGCTCGTTGGGTACATGGATGCCGTCGCGCTTGATAACGTATGCTATCGCGTATGCCGATTCTTCGGGTATGTCCGTACCGGCGTTCGCGTTCTTGTCTTTAATCCATTGCCTGATGGCAGAAACGGGTGGGAAGCTTCCAGCTGCCCGCCCGTCTTCCATCTGATAGATGTACGCCGGGCTTTCTATCTTTACGCCGCCTGCATACTCTATCACTTCAGTTTCTCTGTCGAAGCGACCCGAAGCGTTAAGCCTCATGCGATAGTAGTTGGCTACTATCTCGTCGCGTATCTGCTTAACTAATTGGGTAACTTCCCTGTTCATAGTTAAATGTATTTAAGCCAGCTAAAATGTTTCCTTGTCTTCGGGTAGTCTGCATCGTGCTCGTTGCCGTAGGCTTCCTTCTCAAAACTCATACGGTCATAGGGCTTGTCGTTCGGGTCACAAGGTTTCTTCTCGAAGCTCCAGCCGAAAAAGCGAATAACGTACTCAATACCGTACCACAAGTAAAACGGCACGTACAGCATCTCGCGCATTTGCATCGTGTGAATGTATTCGTGTCTTAGCGTCTTCTCGCTTATAACCGCGTTACCGCGTACGAAGAGAACGCCGAAAAGGTTAATGGCCTTGAAGCCTTTAACCGGGATAAAGTTGTTTCTGATGATTTTCATGTTCTTTTGTTTTTAAACGGTGCACAAAAGTACGAAGCAAACCATCAGAAAGCAAACGGTATCAAGTTCACGCCCCGTACTTGTATGCATCAAACGTTGCTTCCCAGCCTGACTTTATAGTGTCGTACTGGTTTTGCACCTTGGAGATACGGAGCGAGCCAATCTCGTAGCCGCATATGAAGCTCTTGAGCATCTCATGCAAAAGCAGGTCCGTACGTATCAAAGTTGCTATCTCTACGGCATCGTCTCGCATATAAGCCGATGTACCCATACAGCGAATGACTACCGTGTAGGCGCTTGACCCCGGTACGTTGGTGTCCGTATAGCTTCCAGCGGTTACGTCAAGCGTAAAAAAGTCATCGCTCAATTCGTTGGCCGCTACGTTCTGTACGGCGGTATCTCCGAATATCAGCGTTTTGCCCAAGGCTGCAGCCCGGGCGTTCGCTGTGTTAATTATTGTTTCAAAAGTCATAACTATCTGTTTTTCATTTGTTGTTTCTTCATTTCTCGCTTCTCCTTCTCTATCTCGTCGTTACGTTTGGCGATGGCCAGCATAGCGTCCGAGTAGTTGATTTGCTTTGCGTCCTCAAAGCTACAGTGGAAAAGCTCAGCCGTAATCTGCACAAGTCCGAGAAGGTTCTTTGCCTGCCTTATGTTCTCGTCACCCGTCAACGCGCTTTCGCCGCCCCGCTTCATATTCTGAAACACGACTTGTTCGAGACCGTCCGCGATTTCCATCTGTGACACTATGAACTTATCAAGCTTCGCGGCGTCAAGAATTGTTTCGGGTTCGTAGTTGTCATCGGTCCACGCCTTGATACGCCCGTTTGCGTCCTCTGCACGACGCGTTTCAAGCATTGCCCATAGCGTTATACCCTCAACGTCCCTAAGTCTGTACACGGCCTTCCCATTGCGCGTAGCGACTTGTGAGGGGCGGCAGTATTTAATCATATCCTTAAGCAACTTCTCTTCGTCCTTGGTTATTCGGACTGTACCGTTTGCCGGTAGGTTAGCAACTCTTAATAAAACCTTTCGGTTGTTAATCGCTGTTATGCGATAAATCCATTTCAAAATAAACTTTTTCATTATTTGGGTCTGTATTTACGTATCAGGAAGTCCACACCGTAACGGAGCGCGTCGAGTGCGTGGTTCCACGCGTCTATGGCTTCGTTGGTGTATGTGTCCGATGCTTCGTCCTTAATCCATTTGTAGTTATCCAGTTCGTCAAGCAGCTTGACCGAGCGCTTCGTTACGTGTAGCTTGAATTGCTTCACCTGCGCGATGCCGGCTGCCACAGAGCCGCGCCCCTTGACACACGGTATTGCCTTGATATGCTTCTGCTGCAGCTCCACGATACTCTTTTGCTCTGCACTATCGCACACCGTTACCACGCGGTTCAGTGCATTAGCGTTCAAGTAGTCCGCTATACGGCTGTTAAGCAGGCCCTGCTCATAACAAAGAAGGTCTACGTACAGGTCCCATCCTTCCATGCGTATGTCTACTATCGCGGTCGGGTCGTTCACAAAGCCGAAGTCAAGACCGAGGCAGCGGCCCGTGTAGGTTTCCGGCATATCGTCCATAACCTCATATTCGGGGTAGACGTTACCCTCTACGCCGCCCGTCAGGCCCTCACCGTACACGCGCCACCAATTGGCATCGCCCCTGTTCTTCTCGATGGCTGCCACCTGTTCGGGGGTCAGGTACGGGTTATCCTTGTACGTCGAATGTATGGTAACGTATCGGTCACCTGCGAACTCGGTTTCGCCCCAAAACTTCCGTACCGGGTTGTAGTCGATGATGACCTTTTTACGGGTACGGATATCAAGTTGCCTGAAGATTTCCCGGGGTATGCTTTGCGCCTCGTTTACGAAAAGGATATCACGCGCCGGACCATGCACCTTGCCGGCGTTATCGCATGAAAAGAACTCTATTATCGTGCCGTTCGGGTATTCGTAGGTGCTTTCCGTTTTGTTGAAGCGGTTCTCCTCCCAATACCCCTCAGCCGCTATCATCGCCTTAAAGTCGCGTAGCATACCGCGCTTCACCAGGGGGAACGTAGCAGCCACACACGAGATAACAAGCGGTCGGGGGCTGTTCAGTGCCAGTATGTGCAGCATCTGAAGGGTTGCCCACGTCTTACCGGAACGCGTACCGCCTTTAGAAGCTACACCGCGTATCTTCGGGTCTACGAAAGCCGCCAATAGCTTTTCAAAAGTAGATGTAACGTTCATGCGCTAAATGCCTCCTAACTTTTGTAGGTTCTTCACTGCGTCCTCAGACAGTACGTTAACCTGCATAGCCTTCGTGCCTGCCTCTTTGCCGTTGCTTGTAACGTCCTTAAGGTCGCGCAGCCCCCGAAGCTTTGCCATGTAGTTGGCATCAACCACACCGGCAAGCGCGCTTTCGTCCATATCGGTTGCAATGAGTTCAGCTATCAGGGCGTACCCTGTCAATAAGCTGGCCGCTTCCTCATTCCCGTCGTCCGCCAGCTTTTCAAGTCGTGCGCCGTTCTTCTTGAACGCTTGCAAGGTCCACCCGATGAAAAGGCAGAAGCCGCCAAGCGAGGGCGCACGTTTCTTTTCTACGGGCACTTTCTGACCTGCCGCGTTTCCGCCCTTCAGGACTTCGTACGTAATGAACGGGTTACGCGCGCAGAAGTCCATGTACTCGGCTACGTAGTCTACGCATTCCTCTACGGTAGACAACGTTGCGCCTTTACAGCCGCGCGTCTGAACGACCTCATAAAGTTCTTTGCACTTCTTCAAATCATCTTTGGGGGCCGGGGCTTTGCCCGTCGCTTGTCCCCTGGTAATTGCCGCTTTCGTATCGGGGGCGGCTTCCTTCTTTGCTCTTCCTGCCATATTTTTGTTATTTGGTATTTGGTATTAACGTATCGTGCGTGTACGCCCACGGTCTCTTAAAGAGATGCGAGAGTAGCGGACCGGTCAACAAGCAGTCGGACTGTCCAAGCCATTCACGTCGCTTTCAACCACGACACAAAGGTAGGCAACAAATCGCGCCGGACCAACCTACGGGCAGTTAGGTATTTTCTACAAATAAAAATTTACAAATGAATTATATTTACATCGTTTTGTATGTGTGCGCGGTAAATACCTATCGTTCTGTTAGTTGCAGGCACCTGCACAGACACACATTTTTTTTTATAAACTTATATTTAGAAAATAGTATATTTCATACCCTCCAAAATACACTTTTCTCCAAAATAATGTTTTACCCTCTTTTTACTGTGCATATGTGCATTTATATATAATATATTATAATATAAGGAGTTAGACTGCACAGAGACCTGCACAGTAGTGATTTTTTTACTGTGCAGCTGTGCATAAAATATGTTAATTTTAGAGCCCCTTTTTTCTGAATATAAACAAAAGCCCAAATCTGACATTTTGTAATCAGATTTGGGCTAATCGCTATCATTTGGTTTGCCAATAGGCTTTCGTAGAGGGCACTGTCATACTGCTAACTCCTATGGGTAAACTGCTTTCATTATGTCAATTTCCACCCGCGCGAATCCGTATGCCAGTACCACGTTTGAGACGTCCCGTTCTTGAACGTTGATACCCTTTTTATCCTTCCGTTCGGGTCAATTCCGTAGGTTCTCGGTATGTCTCGCTCGTTTCTCCTCTCCTCTGCGCGGCGTGCCTCGTCTCTGACAAGATACTGCCCTTTATTAATCGGTTGCTTATAGGTGAAAGCCAGGGCGTCTACATACTTTGCCAGCTTATCAATCCATCCGTTGCAAAGATTGGCTTCCACGAAGCCGCGCCCGTACTTATCTTTTGTCACCCCTGCGGTATACCCGTACCTTCGTATGAACTCCCATATGACGAACACGTGGCAGTTGAGGCATACTGCTATATCCATGAAACTAACTTTCTTCATCGACGATATCCTTCAGCTTTATATACTTGTAATAAGCCCCGGTGCGTGGCTTCTTCATAAACACGTCTCCGCTGCATCCGCCCTTCAAGTCTTCGGGCACGTTCCAGGCGCCCACCCCGTCCGCTACGCTTTCGTGTACTTCGGCTATAATCAAGTCTTTTATGCCCGTGTAGCCCACTACTCTAATACCGATAGGGTATCCCGATTCGTCAGCCCTTGCGGCTGTCCTGTCGCCCCATTTAAGCTTATGGGGCAGCTTTGGTTCTTTAGTCATTTTCTTATTCCTGTTTTCGTTAAACGCTCCGTTACTCGTCATACTTCCCGTCTATGTTACGGGCTGCAAATTTAGCCACAAACCACAAACCGGTTACCAGACATGCTCCAATTGCCATTCCGAATAAACACATTAATGCTTCCATACATTTTAAATTTTTGATGATACATTTTCCAAACCGTCTCCCGTGCTTACCGGCTTCATACCGCCGGGCTTGCCGCGGATACAGGCGGCCTGCACATTGCCGTGCCCGCCCGTCGAGAATTGAATGCCCGATACGCCTTCGTGCTCCCTGACAGGCTCACCTGTCGTCTTATGCTTCGGGGTTTCCGGCTCTGCCGGCTTTTCCGGCTCTGCCGGCTCTACCGGCTCTTCCCGCGTCCCGG